GTAAACAAGGCATTTTCAGATGTACAATAAAATGTACAGCACATGAAAATGAGTCTATGTTAGACTATGCTAACAAAAACAAACACACATTCGAGCTAAAATTGGATAAAATAAATCAACCGAAAAAATAAAATAACACTCGTTTGCAACTTTTTTTAAAAAACTCGAAAAATAGTCAAAATGACTATAAGGTCGATTGTGTTAGTGTTTGTGCAGGTTTCATTAATTGCAATAGTTAGCAATAACTAACACAGCACACACGTTCGACTAAAATCGTGTCAAGCATAAATTACATCAATTTTTGTTAGCCTATGCTTACAAGAATCGAGTGTCGTAACGCGCGACGGTGAAAAAATGGGATAAAGAGAATGTGTGTTCGAAATCGCGTGATCCGGTGCCTGGATTTGTACAGATTTTTGTACTCGAATGAATGTTTGCGATTGCGTGTTTGGTATGGACAAAAAAGCACCCATGCACAATTTTTTATGTGCATGGGCTAAACATTAAAAATTAATCATTATTTAATTTTAAATACCGATGTATGCCAGTCTCTGGTATCTGTACTAGACACATCACTTGATGATACACCAAAAGTAATTACATCATTAGCAACTAATGGAGTTATTATTGTTATTGTAGATACTGGTGTCGCGCCTTCATCAGCATAGCCGCTGTTTACCGCTATTCTGCTGCCATTTTTATTAATTATTACAATTGCAGTAGCTCCCAGAGTACCCATCGATTCAAATTCTAAGTAGTATAAACCTGAACCGTCACTAGGTATAGTGTATGTGTCTCTTGTATACTCAGTATACGCAGCAGGGATGCTGTTAGAACCACTATTTGAGTGTACAAGACTAAACAAATTATTATTAAATGTCTGAAGTGCTGTAACGTCAGACTGAAGCTGTGTAACATCATCGGAAAGATTCTCATTTGCTAACAATTCCGTTGTAACGTTAGTTGTCGAACAGTTAGTATCCGGAACGATTGTGTCACCAATAGCAATAGCCTGCGTAGCCTTGTAAAGCACATCATTATAAATGAAATAATCACCGATAGCATACGCATGAGTGCTTGTTGCGCTCGCCTCGTTATATGCACAAATCATATCCTCTAAATCCTGCCTAGTATCTGTGATCTGTGCACCCTGTGAAGTAATAGCACCCTCTGCGGTTGTGAGTCTGGTATCAAGTCCAGCAATATTACCAGTATTAGTGCTAATATTCTGTTCAGCTGTATCCATGCGAGTTTCCAGAGCGTCGATGTCAAGTTCTGCCTGCGCTGTATCCTGAACTGCTCCATAAAGCGCAGCGTCAACGTCAGAAAATGCCTGATTAGTATCTGACCAGTCGCGCTTATCGGCGCCCGTTGTTAAGGGCAGATTATAATGAGTAGTTCCGTTAGTGTAACTCATGTAAATATCTCCTTTCTTATTCCAGTGTTAAGTGTGCATACTGCTCGGCGGTTATTCCGGTTCCATCAGGTCGATATACAACACGATTTCCGATTGTCAGGTCTGTATTAAGTCTCAAATAATCATAAGCGCTAAGGTTAAGTGATGCATAAGCATCAGCATCAAGGTCAAGTGACGCATACTCACTTGCTGACATAGTACCCAGAGCATAATTAATGCACTCTGACAGTGCAACACTATGATCTTGCTTAACACCTGCAACAGGCATATACACATAATCATAATGCAGCCGCTCGCGCCCGAATACTAAATACTCATCAGCTGTTAGAGTATATGCTGCATACTCATCAGCAGTTAAACCCAGCTTACAATACTGTTCTGATGTCAGGTTATTGCCTAAATGCTGGTATAGCAGTTTATTATTCAGGTCAAAATTTATTCTACCATCAGGAGCATAAGCGTATGCATTCCAGTTATACACGTTGATTGCAACATGCAACAACATTTCGTGTATTTCGTCGATCTCTCGTTGTAATTCTCCAACCTTTTCATTGATATAGAAATACAACTTGTGTTCACTTAATGATATGCTGCTATCAACATACTGTCGCAATGATTTATAAATAGCGTTAATGTAAGCTCTTAAGCTGTTAATATCAGCAATCGCGTGTTTAATCTGGTTGATCTGATTCTGTAAATCAGCATCAACAGCTTTTCGTGTATTCGCCTCATCATGTATTAGCTGTAAAAGATCGCTTTCGACTCTGGCAATTTCACGAGCAATGCGCACAACTTCTGATTCTAAGTATTCAATTCTATCAGAGTATGTGTTTACTTCATTGTGCAGTGCTGCAACTTCATCCTGCAAATGGTCGACAGTCTCATAATAATCTGCGAGCTGATCAATAATTGCTTTAATCGATGTTATGTACTCATCAAATTTTTTGATTTCTGCCAGAACCCAATCAAGATTTAATTCGTGTACATTGGTATACGGAATTTGATTTAAAGCCATTAAAATAACTCCTTTCCGGTGATATTTCAACGGGTTTCAACAACATTCTGTTAATTTCATTATACAAAATTTAGTAGACAAGTAAACAAAAACGCTTTTTAAAATCGTCGATAATAAAGTCTAAAAGATTAAACATAGCAAGTTCCTGCTCTTGCTTAATAAGTTCCTGCGCGCTCATGTGGTCACGTCCATGCCAGTCTTTATTATAGTTCTTTTTAAGCTGTTCGTCGTGATCAACAGTGTTTTTAGTCGTTCCGGTTTCGTCCTGAACCTTACCATATTTTGTATCCTGATCGGTTTTAATCTGGGAATTATACGTGTTTTTGTCCGATGATTCCGGCTGTCCATTGTTATTTTCATTATAACTATATACACTATGGAGCGCTGTATCATCACCAGTTTTTTTATCGGTCCTATCAATGGTATCTTTTCCGGAAAGTGTCTCTTTTAACTTACGCTCAAAATCTGTGATAATATCTTTTTCGAGCTTGCTTCCAAGATGATCTTCTAAATGCATATCAACGTTTTCGAGCGGGTTATAATCGTAATTCTGTGTATTTTTGAGCCATTCCCATGTACTTTTCCGTTTTTCGCACCACTGTGTAATAGCATATTTAAGAAAATCAAAATTGCTATATAGTAGCTCAAACTCTGCCGTCTCCATGAGTAAATTACTTTTAAGTGCTGCAAGCTCGTCAGATGTGAAATTACTGGGAAGCGTCAGACCATCTAAAATGCTATTGTCATAATTGTAAAGACCTAATAAAGATATTGTTGCTCTCATTTTGATACCTCACTAGGCTTTGTATTTGCCTCATTTATGGCTGTTTCCTCTTTAAACCTAAATTCCACCGACACATTAAGATTAAACATGCGATTCACGCGCTTGCACCCGTCCTGCATAGTTTCTAACCACTGTGAGCATAATGATTTTGTCTCAATGTCATTTGATGCAACTTCATCAGTAATTAAGCGCTCGCGCTTTTCGGTATTGGCGTTCGGGATGCCAATTTTAGTTAAAAATTCACGTTTAATTTTCTTTAAATCTGTCAGCACATCGCCCGCAATGTATGTGTTTTTAAGATTTTGATTGAAAAATTGAAGTGCTAATTTTCCATCTTCATCCAACAAACATTTGTCATATACTGCGACGGGTTCACCGGATGCAATCCGGTCATATAATTTTTTGAAAGCCTCTGCACCTGCTTTATTACCCGCAGCAAATAAATAAGCAAGTTTACAATTCAGGAGATTAGTTCCGGCTGATTCAGCAGCTAAAGCCATTAAATCACCGTAATAGTTAATAATGTCAAGGATTCCACAATAATCCAGATTTAACTTTATTAGCTCGGTCTGTACTCCAATTCGTAATTCTTTGATACCGGATAAAAGCGGGTTAGATATGAGCGCTGTTGTAGGTTGGTAGTAAATACCGTAACCAGATAAAGTGCACTGTTGCGGTATCACACCAAACTTGTCGGTATTAATTACTGCTATATGTCCCAGACAAAAGAGAATATAAGCAAAATAATCATAATCCCATGTGTCAGGAATTTTCCATTTGAATACTGATATTGCCTCGATCAATAAGTACCGCTTAAAGTATCGTGCTAGCGCTGTGTCATGTATGTGCACCGTTGACGGCTGCAAAATAGAGTCATATGCATTTTGATAGTCATAGTAGATAGGTAAGCCTTGCCACAAATCAAATCACCTCTATTCTATGTATATTCCAGAATCCAGAAATCTATTAATTTGGTCTTTTTCTCTGCTGCTTCCCGTTCCTGCAATTGAGAACCCGTTAGTTTGAATATAACCGCTGCGACCGCTTAATGAACTTACAGCCATGACAGGATACCCACAAAGGGTTGCAAAATTCGCTTGAGTATCTGCTAATTCTTTAGTCAAAACCCAACAATGCAATCTCAAATCTAATCCTGCGTCAGAAAAACCACCTAAACCACCAGAAGTTGACGCTGGCTTTACAAATGACTGCATAGCTCCCGTTAGACCATTTGCAGCACCTTCTATATATTTACCAACTAGCGGTATACTACCGTAAACATCACCGAATTGTGCAACGTCAGCGGCAGCCATTCCAATAGCATTATTTACCAAACCACCACCACCAGAGGCGGACCCGATACCCCAAGGAGCTTTTACATTGCATTTTCCAGTTGCAAATATTTCGTGCTGTTCAGTTTCGAGACTGTATGATAAATCACCAGAATAATAGCATATAGAATATTTTGCCGTGACATAACTACTATTGATAAGAGTATTGGGATCTACTGCAATCATACCAAAAAATGGAAGATAGATAACAACCTTACTATATGGGTCTAATCGCCGCCAGTCAGCAACGTTCCAAGGGATTGCCAGAGCAATAGCTTGTGAAAAAATAGGCTCAACTAGAGGTTCTCCTTCCACGTTAGTGTCGTAAAAACCGCAATGAATGTTTTTTGCAGTTCCCAAGCACTCTTCATTAGGCGGAAATGGCAGAACATACGCTGATCTGATATTTTGCATAACAGTGCCTTGCGTGAATGACTGTTCAAAGCATAAGCCGATAGCATCACCAACGTTTTTTAAGGTTTCCTCTGTGGTAGCCCCTTGTGTAACTGTTATAGTATCAAAATTCAACGCATCAAACATTGTAGCTATATCAGTCCGCAGCACATAAAAAGTTTCAACGCCATTATTACCCGTGACAGAGATAAAATAATTGTTGCCACCAACAGCCATTGGAAAAGCTGCGTCCGCGTGATTTAGAGTAAAATTTTTTGTTACACTGATACGCTTATCTGGGATATTTAAGTTACCACTTGCAGCATAAAGAATAAATGCACGACTCGATAATATTTCAGATTTAAAACTTGCCAGTACATCCTCTTTGCAGGTAATTAGCACTTCTGAACCAGTCAAATAGGTCCGATCAACAATAAAATAATATCGTCCGAATGCTGGAATGTGAACATAATTATATAGCGCATACTCAGCAATTGTGGCACTATTCAATTTAAGTACCGGAGCCTCTAAAGTACAATTATCCTTTAGCAAAACAGACGCGGTTTTTTGCGCCGCGCCTGTTGGTAGTCCGGTAGAATTTTCGCGCTTAGCGAAGTTAAAAAATTCAACCGTTATAGCCATATATACCGCCTTTAATCCAGAAGGAAAAGAACCGCGTTTTCGAAGTTATCATTATAATAACGGTCTGTGAAATGGAAATAGACATTAGAGTATCCACCAGCAGCATTAAACGGTGTCTGTGCTGACCACTGATTTACTACGGTCATTCCCATCATTTCACGATCAAAGATAAGTGCGAAAATGTTATTTTCCGTTACTGTGTCAGTTGCAGGTACACCCGTGTTGTCAGTGTATCCACACTTAACATTAATCTTTGTCGGGTCCTTGATTGACTGCCAGAACGATACAGATTCAGCTTCCACGCCGCGCAAATATCTGTCATTAAACGTATTTGCATAGACCATGCTGTCAATCATGTTTCTTGTAGGAGCATAAATGTATGCCCGCTGCATTTCCTTTGGTGTGTGGCGCTTAATTTCCTTTCCGGAAATGTTGTTATGGAAGATTTCGGAACGTTCTGTGAGCAGATCAGATACCGTAGCCATGCGAGCATACGCCCACTGAATAAACGCTTTAAAGTTGTCAGGCTCATAAACTGACTGTGCGTCAAGTGACAGACCTGTCAATGCATTATATTCAGTAAGCAAGTGCACAATCTGACTTGAATTATTAAGCGCAATAATTCCGGCAATCGCGTTAACTACGGTGGAGCGGCTAAGCGATTCATGCGCCTGCTCGATAATATCGCTGCAATTCTGTACTACCATTGCAACAAAACGTGCAAATTCCGTTTCATTGCTAAATGCAACATCGAGCTGATCTTTAAACAGCGTATAGTGGCGCTGGTAAACTTCCTGACCGTAAAAGTTAGTCTGTAAAATATTAGGTTTAGACACCTTAAACATATCAATAGACTGACCCTCGGTTAATGGCAGCCGCTCATCTGCTTCCCAATCTTTGTCGGCAATAGCAAGTTTCCTAACGTGATTCCCGAATGTAATCCGGTCTGTTTCCAGAGAACGAAACTTTCTTGTATACGGTCTATTTGAAAAGATCGTGCGGGAAAGTACCTGCGAAATAGCACTAATTACGTTATCGTAACCAGATTTAAGTGTTACATCTGCAACAGTTACAAATGAACTTGTGTCTGTTGCTGTAAGTCCCGCATTACCGGTTGCCTGCGCAGCAATCGAGTTAAGGACTGTGTAAAGCTGATTCTGGGTTAAAGAATTAGCCATTATTTTTGCTCTCCTTTCTTATCATCATCTTTAACAGATGGTGGATTAATAATAGAAGCAATGACATCGTCAACAGTTTCCTGCTTCGCCTGATTCGCTCCGAGTATCGCGTTACTTTTGATACTCTGATCAAGTGCCCCGATTGAGCGCAAAATCTTGTCAAAGGGGTCATTAGATACCGCAGGATTTTCCATAAATGCTAACGGGTTTGTCTGCTGCTGAACCATTGCTGGCTGCTGAACCATTGCAGGCTGCTGAACCATTGCAGGCTGCTGAACCATTGCAGGCTGCTGAACCATTGCAGGCTGCTGAACCATTGCAGGCTGCTGCATCTGAACAGGCTGCTGAACCATTGCAGGCTGCTGAACCATTGCAGGTTGCTGAACCATTGCAGGCTGCTGTGGAAGTTCCGCAAGTTTGCTAATCTGATCTGCGGTAAAACCTGCATTACTCAAAGCAATAATGTCATTTAATGTCATTGTTACACCTCACTAACTTTAACAGAATGTTGTTAATTTTATTGTACACAAACACACGTTTTTTGCAAACAAAAAATCAGGTAGTAAACGGATTATGGTTTCTCCAAACCTTGCGCACCGATTCCGTCGGTTGAGTTCGCGCGCCGTTTACCCCCTGACTTATTTTGATTATAGCATATCTTTATAGTATTTCTCGAATAGAATTTGTAGTGTGTACGATTCAAAACTTATCTTATTAATACAATACTTCATCCATATTTCACGATGTTTAAGCCGGAACTCACGCAGTCCATTAATATTAGCTCGATATATCTTTCTGGGAGTTCCGGAAATGTGCGTGGTGACATAATAACGGTCCTGTGATTTATGCTTATAGATTGCAAGCTCTCCCAGAATGTACAGTAATTTATATTGCTTAATGTCTTCCGGTGTAACTGCATCCTTGCACATACCAGTATAGTTATTGTTAATTGCCATATCAAAAAAGCTCGTTCCGGCTGTCATACGATAAAGCGTTGTCTGTGCTTTTAACTTAGATATTGGTGATTCATTTAAATTTAAAATCATGATGCCTTGCGCATGATCATAGTAAACATCATTTCCAGTTTTCAACATTTTTTCAACAGTACCCACAAGATTGAGCGCTAGAAAATATGGATTAGAAATATTGTTAGAGTTTGCTAACATCAGTGTAAATAAAGGCTCCTGTCCGTCTAATTCTCTATTCCTTCCAATAGTTTCCAGAGCATTAAAAAACGCTGTTGATTCCTCTTTGATCGGGCGCTCGTGCGCTTCTCCTATAAACTCATCATATATCAAGACCTTAATATAACTAGCGTCAAATGATCGGATATTACTAAAAGTTGACAGTGCAGCTGTTAAGCCTAAAAGGTCCCCTTTAGGTATAAGTTTTCCGTCGTCGTTTAACTCACTATCAAAGATAGATGAGCTGTATTTAGTAACCGGAAATTGTTCAATATTTAAGCCCATAACTTTATTGATTGAATTAAACGGGCTAAACTCGTGCTTTTTAATCAGGTCTAGCTGGGTCTGGGTTCGACGCATGTAAAGAAATTGCATGTTGTTGTCTAGTACATATTTCAATGCGCCGAAAGTTTTTCCAGTACCACGGGCGCCAACCATCATAATAGTGTATGTTTTGTTTTTCCTTGCGCATTTAAAGATGTAATCAAAGTTTAAATATCCGTTTTCTAAGTAAAGTTTTTTATTCATAAATGCCTTTATACTGGAAAAGCACACAGTGAAGGTGCTGTGTGCTTTCCGAATGTGGATGTATTTAATTAAGGAGATGAGGAAAAATCCCACAACTCACAAGTTATTCTGCGTATGAGCACATCAGGAACGAGCGCCCCTTGTTGCTCTTACCCTCGAAAATGTTGATCGCGCTAAATTCATTACCGAAGCATTCAACGATCTGCTCAAAGCCCTCTATCATCGTCGGGCTGTTTGTTGCATAAACTCCACTGTCTGTTTTAATCGAAATGACCTTGTAAAGCTCTCCTGTCTCACGGTCAACGCTGTTAAAAAGCACCCAGTCAATAAGGTTAACTGTTGACCCTGACAGCTCGCGCATTTTCTTTATTTCCGGTGATGTAACCAAAAAATAAAGGTCCTTTTTATTCATGTCCTCACGTGATTTTCTTAAAATTTCCATTTCTGTTTCCATTCCTTTCTTTGTTCTGTTTCTGTTTACTTTTTTCTTGTGGAGTAGTGCGGGCTGTTGGGTATAAGAACAGCCCGCGTGGGGAGAGTATTCCGTGTGACGGGGCGTCACAATGTTTCCACAAGTTGAGTATATACCAATATTACTTAAGATTGCAACATAAATTTCTAAGCATTGTGATATATTTTGGTGCATAGTTTAAAGTATATGTTGAGTCTTTAAAGTAAATATTGCTGTAAATATGTGCTCGATTCCTGCCAACTTTATATTCTCTGATTTCCGGATGATCATTATATTTTGGCTCGATTCCTGCGGATTTCCGGAAAACAAATCCTTTCCGGTATCGCGTTTCTGGCATAAAATTATAAATGCTTCCCAGCTCTTTAGCTCCCTTTTCTTTGTTTACACCTGCACATGTTAAGTGTAGCACTTCTTCGTAGCATCCTTTACGCTTTCCTTGCTCGATCTTTTCCATGCATGTATAAGCATATTTCTTAGCGCCATGAGTTACAAATTTTGTCATCTCGTGCTCTTGCTCTACAATTCCGAGATAGTGCATTTTTCCTTTAGGGTCCTTTGCAAAACCGCCATTTTTTAATGACATCTCTTTATGTATCCGGTTGTACTCGCTAAAATCAACATTTCCAATATACTTAACACTATCAGTATCGCAGTACAAAAACGTTGCGCCCTCTGTATGCTGTACATGCTGTATGAGCGATTCAAGTTCGTAACGCGCCCATGCGCAACACCAGACGCCCCACTGGTATAAAAGATAGGCATTTTTAACATTTTTATAGTAGATACTTTCCAATGATTCCGCTTTAGATTCATAAAATAGTTCGTCGCACTCCTCGCTAAATTCGACCAATTGTTTAGCTGGTGACTGAACCATTAAACCATAGATCGCGTTAAATCTGTTCTTGAACTTTTGGTAATTAAGCTCTTGTCCTGAAACATTTTTTAGGCTAGTCTTTTGGCGGAAATAGTGAATAATTAATGACTTCAATTCATCCGGTAACGGCTTATATTCCGATTCTTTTACATTAAAGTAAAACGGGTCTGTGTCAAATTCGTATGTATTCAGGATAATTTTTATATCCAGATCGGTAACGGACATTGTTAGCTTGTTTGCTCTTATAACGCGCCCGTTGTCCTCTTCTGCATTAAGAAGCCCTTTACATTTACTTACTGGTATATATGGGCAGCCGTTAAACGGGTCTTTTAATCTCACACCCGATAATACAACGTCACATAAAACAGCTTTACCCTGCGAAATAAGCGTGTTAACATCTGTTTCCGTAGGTTTTAATTCCCACGGATACAGCTTGTTAACTAAGCTATCAGGATAACTTGATACTCGATCATAACTGTGTATCAGACCATAATCACGAGCCTCTACGACATGACCCACAAACCATCGGTTTGCGTGCGTATTTCCACCCCTGAAGGCTTGCTGTAATTGCAGGAATGTATTATAATCCGGTATGGATCGCTTAAAATCCGCTTGTTTTCGGCGTTTAATCATTGCTTGCTTAACGTCGCGGCGAGTGTAGCCCGTAGAAGTTAACGGTATTGTATAGAGTGTATCACCGTTTGACTTCATCAGAATATCTATCGCCTGAACTAAACCAATAACATCATTAAGGCAATAGACAGTTTCATTTTTGTTGAGTTTTGACCACGGAAAACGCAATTTTTTATAATCTAGCGTTGTTTTCTGATTCTCAACCTTCATGTTATCGAGGAACGTTGATAGCTTATTGTTTGTCAGGACATAGCTACAACGGAACTCGATATTTTTATATATTGCTTTTATTGGTTCTCTGGGTGCAATGCTAAATACCTGTTCAAATCCTAAGAGTTCCCGTAAGTGGTGGAACTCGAAACCCTCATTATGTATAAAGCACATCAGGCGGGTTCTATGATCGCAATATAACGATAGCCGATCAAAGAATGTTTTCAGGTCCTTAAGATCGCGCCCGATCACGCAATGACCATTGATGCAAAACTGCCAGATATAACAAAGTGACTGCCTTACATCGTCTAAATTAGTTGTCTCAATATCTAGCGCGCATATCGCATCGACATAATCAACGCGCTTTGCTGCTCTGCTCTCACCGTAACTATGCGGTAGTATTGGCAGAGCGTCATACCAGTCATAATCAAAAGTGTGTATATTATCGACGGTATTAGTTATTTGCGAACAATCGCAATTTTCAACAATTTTTTGGCAACCCACATTTATAAATACTCCTTTATAAGTTCTTCTGGTAGTGACCCTTCGTTTTCCTGCCAGAGCTTAAATAATTTTACTACATTTTCTTTTTCTTTATCCGTTCGCGGTTTACGCTTTGAGCGGCCGAAACCTGCGCTGTTAGCCTCATAAGTTTCTGTATATAACATATGGTCAAGGCTGCTATTGTGCGCCCAATCCAAAAACTCTATAAAATCGTTAAAATCTTCATCAGATATATTATATCCAGATTGCCGGAACTCTTCTGCCATTTCTTCACGCTGTTGTCTCTGGTAGCTAACATATGTACGCGGGTCTTCTGCATATCGTTCAAGTTCTGATATTATGTATATCATACTGTTACGCATCTGAACTGTGTTGTCTCCGGTTGACCTTCTTAACGACGATATAGTTGGAATCTTTCCGCCCTGATTCCAGTTATTAACGAAGTTCTGGAATCCCGTTTTAAATCCGCCCTTATCAAGTCTGTCTTTTCTTTTCTGCATTTTAGATCGTGATTTGCTATATTGCTGCTTTAGTTCTGAAAATGATAATGAGCGTAAATAATTAGGTTCTATGATCATGTCAGCCTCCAAATAGATGTATGTTGCCACCACACTTACTAAAGATGTCTGTATATCTTTCTACGGCTCCAGCATTAACACCTATCAACAAATCATCACGTATTAATTTCCGTATGTAATCTGTTTTATTTTCAACGCTCCATAACGCGTCGATTATATCACTATCATTTATATCATTTAGCTTAAGACAAAACTTAGTGTATGATTGCTTATCTTTTTTCTTTTTCATCCAATAGCTCCTGAAAATGTTCTTTTAAATCGCGGATTATCTCTATCATCAAATTAATCATAAGTGCCAAACATAATAAAATAAATGGTAGAATAATAAACACGATAAACATACCGACTACTATATATCTGTAACTATTCTCATTTCTTTTTTCATCTCCTGCAATTCAAACCTATAAGCATTAATAAGATCGTCACCGATCTTAAGCGTTAAGCCTAGCTTAATTAATTTATGGTCCGGTTCATCAGGAGTATATTCCGATAGCGCTCTATATATTAATTCTAATTCGGCGCAGGTGAAAAATATAGATTTATTAGGTTCTCTCATTCTCTTCTATCTCCTTTAATAATTCGTCCATTTTATCTTTTAATGCATCGCACGCTACATGCATCGTTGCCTGAATAGTGCTCTCAATATCATCATCACGTGTCAAGAACCCATAACTAGCTCCTATCAGTAGAGAGTTCTCAACCGCTTTTAATGTTGTAACATACTCATTATGTACCACTTTAAGTGTTTCTTTATACATTTCTATTTCAGTCATTTTTCAACCTCACCATTAACCAGATTAAACCCTAGATTCTTAAGCGTAGTCAGTGCAGTTTCGCAGCGCTCAATCTTATCTGTTAGCTTATCGTCATGATCACAATTGACACACCAGTTAAATCTTAATGCATCAAATAATCTGGTGTATCTCTTTTCGGAATCCTGCTCTAAAGCTCCAACAATTGATTGTATCTGCTCTTTTGACATTCCACTGCTTTCCATAAAGTTTAATGCTTCTTTTCTTGTCATTTATCAACCTCATTTCTAAATAAATTAATAGCTCCATTACTAGTATATACCATTTTCACATTTTGTCCATACCAAACACTCGTTCTATACAAAAATCTGTACAAATCCAGGCACCGGATCACGCGATTTCGAACACACATTCTCTTTATCCCATTTTTTCACCGTCGCGCGTTACGACACTCGATTCT